TCAGGAGGTGTAAAGAATGACGATCAACGATCTGCTCCAACAGATCAGAAAAAATCTGGAGAAAAGACGGCTGGAGATAGCTGAAGGTATGGTTGATGGTCGGATGACCGACTTCAATGCATATCAGAAAAACGTAGGGATCGCAGAAGGCTTAATGCAAGCCTCTGAGGTTATCCGCGAAACAATGAAAAATATAAATGAAGAGGATGTATGACATGTCTCATCAGCATGACCGAATATTTACAGATGAAGAAACCAATGCAACAATTGGCTCTCATCAAATACCAATCCCCCTAAATTGGAAAGTTTTAGTTCAGCCTAATCAGGTAAAAATGAAAACAGCAGGCGGTATATTACTGCCTGAATCATCCAAAGATAATGAAGAATACCTCACGGCACATGGAACAATATGTGCAATGGGAGAGCTTGCCTATCGTGATAGAGATACAGGCAAAAAGTGGAAATCAGAAATTTTACCAAAAATTGGTGATCGCGTGACCTACGGCAAGTATGCTGGTCAAAAGATTGTGGTCAAAGGTGTAAAGTTTCTTCTTCTAAACGATGATGAAATAACTTCTATACTACCAGATGGTGTAGAAGTTGCAGCATATTTAGGGTGAGATTATGGCAGAACAAAATGCAATTCTTGACGAAATCGAGTCAGAGATCCAAAAGGCAAAAGGATCTCCAGAGGATTTTGAAATAGAAATAACAGAAGATCCTGTAAAGGAAGCGCAAGAAGAAGCTAAAGATGTAGCTAAAGAAAATAAGGCTGAACAACCACAAGAAGAGGATGACTACGGCCCAAAAGTTCAAAAGCGCATTCAGAAGCTGGTTCAACAGCGTAGAGATGCAGAAGTACAAGCTCAAGCTATACAAGAACAAAACGCACAGCTTGTAAAACGCCTTGAAAGACTAGAGCAAGGCAGTCAGCAAACAGCAGAGCAAGCCTTTAATCAGCGTTATAATCAAACCAAAGCAGCCTTGCATAAGGCTGTTGAGGAAGGTGACACTGAAGCTCAAGTCAATTTTCAAGAGCAAATGGCTGACATGCGAGCTGCTATGCGTATTGCAGAGATGCAAAAACAAAGCCAGCAACAACAGCGCACAGCATCGCCAACTGTTGGTCGCGCACAGCAAACTGCACAAAACCCACCACCCGAAAAGGCAATGCAATGGTGGAAAGAAAACAACTGGTTTAATGGTAAAGGCTTTGAACGCGAAACAGCAGCAGCAAGAGCGATTGATGTCCAGCTAGACTTGGAAGGCTATGATAAAAACTCAGATGAATATTATGAAGTTTTAAATGACCGTTTACAAAAAGTATTTCCTGAACTATCTTCAGGATCAAGTCCAAGTAAAAAGCGAACAAAAAGTAGACCACCAGTCGCCCCAACTACAGGCGGTTCGCCAAACTACAAGGGCAATAGAGTACGGATGACGCAAGAACAACTCAGGATGGCTAGAGAGCTTGGCATCAATGATGAAAAGAGTCTTAAAAAATACGAAGCCGAAATTCGGCGTCAACAAAGGAGCCAGTAATGTCTGAGAAAAGAAATGTTCGTGCAAACCAAACTCGCAATTCTGTGCGTGACGAAGAAGCTCGTCCAATGACAGCATGGAAACCACCAGCACTTTTGGACGCCCCCGAAGCACGTCCCGGCTATGTCCAAAGGTGGGTAGCTACCTCGATTCAGGGTAAGGACACTCCAGACAACGTGTACAAGCGTATGCGTGAGGGGTGGGAACCACGCCCTGCTGATTCTGTGAAAAGTAAGTTGTTTCCGACTATTAATCACGGCCAGTGGGAAGGTTGCGTAGGCATCGAAGGAATGTTGCTTTGCGAAATGCCACAAGAACGGCATAAAGCCATGAAGGAATATTATTCAGGCAAAAATGCAGAGCAAAACGAATCCGTTGTCGGTGATCTTGAAGCGTTAGGACGGCGTCATGGGCAACCAATCTATCAAGATCGGAAGTCCGAAACGAGCCGTGGCAGATCTTTATCTGCTGCAAGTGATTAAATTAACGCTAAAAGGAGCGAATAAATGGCTAATGTAGATGCAGCCTTTGGCTTTGTGCCAGTTCGTCATATGAGCGGTAATGCACCTCGCGCTAACAAATACACTATTACCTCTGGTTTGGCAGAAAACATCTTTACAGGTGATCTGTGCATCCTAACAGCGGATGGCGTAATCACGCCACATACTGCTACGGAAACAAACAATATCGGTGTTTTTGGTGGAGTTTCATATACCGCAAGTGATGGATCTTATGTTTACAGTCAATACTGGCCTTCAGGAACGACTGCGACAGAGATTATTGCATATGTGTACGATGATCCGTACATTGTGTATAAAGTTATGTCAGATGGATCTCCTGCTCAGACAAATATCGGCAATTGTGCTGATGTTGTTGCTGGCGCAGGTTCTACAACGACAGGACAATCAGGCTTTGAATTAAATTCAACAATGAGTACAGGAACTGCTTCTTGTAAAATCATTGGACTTTACGAAGCTCCTGATAACGCATTCGGTGCTAACGCTATCGTTGAGGTGCTTATTAATGAGCATATCCTCAAAGATTCTGCTGGCATATAGGAGGGTATGAACAATGGCTATGAATAGAGCGCAATTTGCGAAAATGCTTGAGCCGGGTCTGAATACTCTTTTTGGACTCGAATACGACAGTTATCCAGCCGAATATGAGGCGGTCTTTGAATCAAATACTTCTCAGAGGGCATTTGAGGAGGACGTCCTCTTGACTGGATTTGCAGCAGCACCAACAAAAGACGAAGGCGCTGCAATAACTTACGACACAGCTTCACAACAGTGGACTGCGCGTTATCAGCACGAAACAATTGCTTTGGCTTTCTCAATTACTGAAGAAGCTGAAGAAGATGGTCAGTATGGCTCAATTGCTTCGCGCTATACAAAGGCACTTGCACGTTCAATGTCTTCTACCAAGGAGATCAAAGCGGCAAATGTTTTGAATAACGCAACATCAGCAGGTGTATACGCTGGTGGTGATGGCGTGGCTCTTTTGAGTACATCGCACCCAACCACCAACGGTAATCAGTCGAATACACTATCGACTGCTGCTGACCTATCCGAAACATCACTAGAGTCGATCCTCATTCAGATTGCTGATATGAAGGATGATCGTGGCCTTCGGATTGCTGCACAAGGTACAATGCTTGTTATTCCAACAGCATACACCTTTACAGCAGAGCGTCTGCTTGAATCACAGTTACGCACAGGAACTGCTGATAATGATATCAACGCAATCCGCTCTGGCGGTTACTTGCCACAAGGATATCATGTCATGCGCCGTCTAACAGACAGCGATGCATTTTTTGTGACCACTGATGTTCCTGATGGACTGAAAATGTTCCAACGCTCGCCTATGAAAAAAGGCATGGAAGGTGACTTCGAAACTGGCAATGTTCGCTACAAAGTACGCGAGCGTTATAGTTTTGGCTTTACTGACTGGCGTGGCATCTTCGGAACAGAGGGCGCAGCTTAATCCAACTATTTCCTCCCTGTTGGAATTAACTGGGGCAACTTCGGTTGCCCCTTTCTTTTTATCTAAAGGTATTGTATCGTGCTAATATCCCTGACAGTTGCATTGGGCAACTGACACTAGCCACGACAGGAGATACACATGGCTAATTCTACTTTCTCAGGACCAGTACGTTCTGAAAACGGCTTTAAAAACATTGTTAAAAATTCCACTACAGGCGCTCTCACAAGTGAGATGACTATGTCTGTGTACACAGCTACTGTGACTGTAGCTAATGGTGCAACAACAGGCAAAGAATCTGCAATCGGTATTCCATCAAACTTTATACCTATGGCTGTAATGATTGCCGTAACTGGTGCAGCATCAAACAGCGTAACTCTTAATGATATTGGAACAGATGCAGATACTGATGGTTTTGTAGATGGCATATCTGCTGCTGTAAACAGCACAGGATTTAAAGGATTTTTTCCCTGTAATGGCGTTTTAGGTATGTCTGGTGGCACAACAACGGCTGCTACAGAAACAGCAGATGAAGTTGAAATTGTGCTTTCTGGTGATCCCGGCGCTGATACCACTGTTGTTATGAAGTTTATGGGTATTTCAAGCTCATCAGATGCTTCTTAATTATTATAAGGAGTTATCGATATGGCTGATGCTGTAACCTCACAAACTTTTGTTGACGGTCCACAACATGTTGTAATGAAATTTACAAATATCTCTGACGGCACAGGAGAAAGTGCAGTCAAAAAAGTTGATGTTTCTGCGTTATCTTCAAACTCAGATGGTGTTGCATGTTCTGGTGTTGTTATTGAAAAAATTTGGTGGCAGTGCATTGGGATGAAAGTTCGCATTTTATTTGATGCAACTACTGATGTAATGGCCATTGAGCTTGGAGAAAACCAAAGTGGTGATCACGATTACACTTCTTTTGGCGGTCTTACTAACAACGCAGGAAGCGGAAAAACTGGTGACATAATGTTTACCACAGTTGGTCATACTTCTGCTGATACATATACGATCATTATGTATATGCGGAAAAAATATGGCTGATGTAAAAATAGGTGATTAGATGGCAACGTCAGGAACTTTTGCTTTTCGCCCAGATGTTGAGGAAATAATTACCGAAGCGTTTGAGCGTTGTGGTTTAGACACGCAACTCCAAACTGGCAATAGGGCTGTGTCGGCAAGGCGCAGCCTTAACTTGCTTTTTTCCGAATGGGCAAATCGCGGTATTAACTATTGGGCTGTTACGCAAAATACTCTCACACTTGTAAGCGGAACTTTGTCATACTCATTACCAGCACAAACAATAGATATTATAGATGTTGTCGTAAGAGATAGTGCTGGCACTGATACATCTGATCAAATGATCAACCGTATATCAATCTCAGATTACAACCAACTTCCAAACAAAAACTCCAGTGGAAAACCAAGCCAATACATGCTGGATAAACAATCAACTCCAGTAATTTATCTTTGGCAAGTGCCAGACAGAACAACGTATAGCCTTAATTATTGGGCTGTTAATCAGCTAGAAGACATTACTGCGTCAAATCAAGATGCCGATATACCATACAGATGGAATGAATGCATTTGCGCTGGTTTGGCAAGCAAGCTGGCTTTGAAATTTGCAACGGATAAATTTTCAATACTCAATGAAATGTATGAAAGAGCTTTTAACTTTGCAGCATCTTCGGATAATGACGGTGTAAGTTTGAGGGTTCAGCCCACTGCGCTGAATTTATATTGATGGCAAGAAGAGCTTCAGGTAAATACAGCAAAGCAATAAGTGACATAAGCGGTCTGGAAATTCCTTACAGACAGCTAAGAACCAACTGGAAAGGCCAAAGAGTTTCTCCAGAAGATTATGAACGAAAACAACCACAAATAACACCACCTAAAGATGTACGTGATGCAACGGCATTGCGATCTTCAAGACCAGACAATGATCCAGAAGATATAATTTTCTATGTCGGTTTTAACTACAGCATTTTTACACCAAGAAACGAAAGGCCAAATATTGGTATCAGTGGATCTGGCAATGTTGGCTTTATAAGTGTGAGCATTTCGTAATGGCGCTGAAGTACGCAAGAGGCAGAAAATCTATGGCGATCTGTGATCGCTCTGGCCTTCGCGTCAGATATAAGGATCTCAAAACAACTTGGGATGGACTTAGAGTTGCGCCTGATCAGTGGGAGCCAAAACACCCACAGCTTACACCAAGAAAAAATGTCTTTGATGCAACTGCCCTGTTTGATGCAAGGCCAAATAAAGATCCTGAGAATGTAGAAATATTTATAGGATTTAATTACGATCCGTTTGTAGACATCAGAGATCGCCCCTCAGTGGGTGTAAGTGGATTTGGTGCTACTGGTCTGGCATTAGTCGAAACCACCATTACTGAGACTGGTGTGGGCGGCACAGGTGCTGTTGGGGATGAGGCATTAGAGCTTTCTATCGATGAAGATGGCGTTGCAGGTACAGGTGCAGTTGGAACTCTTGCATTTGAATCCACTATTACTGAGACTGGTGTTGGTGGTACTGGTGCTATTGGCGATGAAGCATTAGAGCTTTCTATTGACGAATCTGGCGTTGCAGGCACTGGTGGTGTAGGTGTTGAAATACCAGTAGTTCAAGTTACTGGAGTTTCTGGTAGTGGTGGATCTGGTTCTGTTGGAATTGAAGCACTTAACTTATCTATAGTAGAAACTGGAGTTGGAGGAACAGGTGGCGTTGGTAATGAAACTGCTCAAGTTCTTGGTTGGGGTCAAGAAGGTTGGGGCAATGAAGGTTGGGGTGAATAATGAATTACACGCAGCTTAAAACAAACATTCAAAATTTTCTTGAAGATGATAGCACAGAATTAAGTAGTTCGCTTGATGAAATTATATCTCAGGCTGAAGAGATGATCTTTCAGCGTCTGCCTAATCTGCCATGTTTTAGACAAACAACTTCAGCCAGTCTTGTGGCTGGAACAGCAGAATATACAGTTGCAAATGCAAGAATGATTAGACAGGTATCTGTAACAAGCTCAAGTGTTTTAAATTATCTTGATCACAGAGTTGATTCTTATTTACGTGATTATTGGCCAAACGCCACTACGCAAGGAACGCCAAGAATATACAGCACAAAAAATGCTGGAACGTCTGGTACAGTTATTATAATAGCGCCCACTCCAAGCTCAACAGACAGTTATCAGGTCGATTTTATTGCTCCAGAAACAGGTTTGTCTTCAACCAATGCAAACAGTTGGATTGGCGATCACGCAGAAAATGTGTTACTATCAGCATGTCTTTACGAAGCATCAGCCTTTCTCAAGGCTGGAGAAACCTTGGCGCTTTACAAGACACAGTTTGACGAAGCAGTACAATTATTTGTACAAGAAATGCAGCGTGATTACGCAGCGGAATATAACGGAGGCTAATAATGGCTATCACACAAGCAATGTGTACATTGTTCAAAAAGGATCTGTTGCTTGGTGATCATCACCTAGATACAGACGATATACGAATAGCACTTTATACAAGTTCAGCAGATCTTAGTGCAACAACAGATGCTTACACAACAACACAGGAAATAACAAATGCATCTGGTAGTGCTTACACTGCTGGAGGTAAACAGCTAACGAGTGTTGCAGTAGCTGAAAACAGCACCAGTGGGGTGTTTGATGCAGCAGATCCTGAATGGACATCAGCATCTTTCACAGCTAATGGTGCATTGATTTATAATAAAACTCTGTATGATTCTGACAACAACAGAGGTGCAATAGCAGTTTTGGCTTTTGGTGGAGATTTCACAGTAGCTGGCGGTACGTTTAAAATTGTATTCCCAGCAGCTACAGCAAGCAACGCAATCGTAAGGATAGATTGATATGGCTAGTACCTTTGTAAATGACCTTCGCCTCGAAGAAATGGCCACTGGGGAAAACTCTGGGTCATGGGGTACAAAAACAAATACCAACCTTGAACTTATTGCAGAGGCTTTTAGCTATGGCAATGAAATCATAGGTGATGCCGATACATCCATTACAATGGCTGATGGCGCTTCTGATGCGGCCAGATCTTTCTTTTTAAAGATTACATCAAGCGCAAGTTTAACCACAACGCGAGTTATTACGCTTGCACCAAATACAGTCAGTAAAGTCTGGATGATTGAAAATGCCACAAGTAACGGTCAAATAATTACAATTAAACAAGGATCTGGCGCTACTGTAAACATTGCCAATGGTCAAACCAAAATGATTGCCACTGACGGTGGTGGAACTGGTGCTATTGTTTACGATTTAATGCAAGATTTGTCTGTGCCTGACTTGTTTGTAGACGATGATCTTACATTACAGTCTGACGGTGCTGTTCTAAACTTTGGCGCTGATAGTGATATAAATCTTACTCATACTGCTGATACTAGCTTGACTCTTGGTGGCGCTGGTTCGACTACTGGTTTGCTTATAAACAATACAGCCACAGACGGTGATCCATTTCTTGCGTTTGCTCTATCTGGCACTCAAGTCTTTACGATGGGTGTTGATGACGGTGACGGTGATAAATTTAAAATCGGCACCACAGCAATCGGTACAAACACCAGACTGACAATAGATAGTTCTGGCAATACTACTTTTAGTGGAACAGTCACAGCCACAGGCACTTCTGTGTTTGCTTCATTAGACATCTCCGGTGACATAGACGTAGACGGTACAACTAATCTAGATGTTGTCGATATTGATGGCGCTGTAGATATGGCGTCCACGTTACAGCTAGACGGTGCAATAACATTAGGCGTGGCGGGATTAAGCAACGGTTTTATAAACAGCCCAAGTGGAATATTTGTAAATATTGACTCAGACAACAATCAAACAGATCGTTTTTTTGATATTCGTAAAGATTCTACAGATGGCTCTGGCACACTTCTTTTTCAAGTTTTAGAATCAGGTGCTGCTACATTTGGGGGGCCTGTTACTGTAGATCACACTGATGGTACGGATAACATTAGTTTGACTTCAACAAGTTCTGGAGGTGTTGTCAATGTTCGTGATAGTTCTGGTACCGCAAAAATTACTTTAGATGCTAGAACAAGCAAAGTAGGAATTGGTACTACCACAGTTGGAGATAAACTTGTAGTTCAAGGTGATTCATCAGCAACGGCGTCAATCGTAATACAAGACCCTACAGCAGATGATCACGGTACCCATCTAAGCTACGATGACGCAAATAGCAAAGCCATCTTTGGTGGTCTTACCAACGGGACTAAAAACCCTGCCCTTAGAGTCGCTAGAGATGCAGCTAGTGGGATTGATATCGACAGCAGCGGCAACGTGGGGATTGGAATCTCAAATCCAGCAAAAAATTTAGAAATACGCACTGATGCAGGTGATGAGGGTATTTTAGTCAAATCAACAGGCGACACAAGTAATGAAATAGCTGGAGATGCTAATCGTACTAGTGCAGATGCTGCTCTTTTAGGAGTGACAGGTAAATGGAACGGTACGAGTGTAGGTCAGATTTTATTTCAAGCAGGTGCTGACACTACTAATAAAGACGACGGTTTTATAGCTTTTAGAACCAGCAGTGCAGATAATATTACGGAACGTATGCGCATCGACAGCGGCGGGTTGGTAGGAATAAACAACACTAGCCCATCCTCACAAGTCGCTGGGGCTGCTGATCTTGTCATCGGCGACACTTCAGATGCAGACAGCGGAATGACATTTGTCACGTCAACTACTGGTCAGGGTCTAATTCACTTTTCAGATGCCACAAGCGGTGATGCACGTTTTGATGGGTTTATTGGTTACGAACAAAATAACCGAGCTTTAAAATTTGGTACGGCACAAGTGGAACGTATGCGCATCGACAGTTCTGGTCGGGTCATTATGGGGACGGCTACAGACAGCAATGCCCATTCCAATGCTGATAATCTCATAGTAGGAAATGTTCCAGCGTCAGGCGTGAATGCAGGGATAACTCTTGTCAGTGGCGATAATGCAAATGGAGCAATTCATTTCTCTGACGGAACTGCGTCAGGCAATGCAAATATTCAAGGTCAATTTATCTACGACCATTCTCAAAGTGATTTTTTGTTTTACACAGCGGCTGCTGAAAGACTGAAAGTCAACGCAACTGGTGTTACTATCACTGACGGTGACCTCATAATAGGCACAGCAGGTCACGGTATCGACTTTTCTGCGGCAGCTTCTGGCCTCTCTGGACGTAGTAATAATTTACTTGACGATTACGAAGAAGGTACACATGATCCAACTGTAACTTGCAGTACGTCAGGGACCATCACTGTAAATTCTTCTTTTAACACTTTATTTTATACAAAAGTTGGTAGGTTGGTTAATGTCGTTGGTAGGATTGCTGTAGCTAGTGTAAGTTCTCCAGTTGGTTCAATAATTATTACTTTGCCTTTTGGTTCAGGTGATGTGCACGATGCATCTGTTGCCGCCAATGTTTCTATTAATGGTATAGCTTCAGGTGATATAGGTGACTTTTGGGCAGAGGTTGACCGAAATCAATCAAGAATTGTGATTTATAAAACTGGGGGAACAAGTGTATCTTCTACTTCAGCACAAGAAATGGTTTCAGGTTCAGATATTAGAGTGATGGTTACATATCAAACACAATAACCCTATAAATGTAGGGTCGGACAGTCCAAGCCAAAGGAGGTAACAATGGCACAAGGCGACATAACAAAAGAAATAGAGTACGATAAAATTGAGGTAGTAAGCACTTGGAACATACAAGTTCGCAAGGCTACAAAGATTATGGAAGAAGGGTCTGGTGGTTCCAAAACAGAAATTAGCCGCAGCTTTCACAGGCATGTATTAGTGCCGTTTGATTCAGTAAAAGCTGAAGATGGTAATTGGACACATACACCCACAGACATTTCTGGTGAAGATGCAAGTGTGCAAGCCATAGCTAATGCAGCATGGACAGACTCAGTGAAGACAGCATATAAAGCTATGGTTGAGGCAAGAGGAGCATAAACATGGCAATCACATACACATGGACGATTAGTCAAACCGAATATGAAACTACAAGCGGAAGCAAAGGCATAGTAACATTGCACTGGCGCTGCACAGCAGTTGATGGTGAGCACTCTGTAAGCTCGTATGGCACAACAGGTCATACGCCTGATCCATCAGATAGTAACTTTATAGCGTATGCTAGCGTCACAGAAGCTAACTGCATTGCTTGGGCGCAAGCAAAGCTAGACAAGGATGCCACTGAAGAAAATCTCAAGAAAGGCATAGATAACCTAAAAAACCCACCCACCATGAGCGGCACTCCTTGGGCCGCATAATTTTAACCTAGAAGGAGATCACGATGGCTGAGAAACAAACAAAATCCATCACGATAAACGACAAAGAATACACGGAAGACCAGCTTAATGACCAACAGAAAGTCATGGTCAATCATGTGTTAGATTTAGATCGTAAGATCAGTTCTACGCAGTTTAACCTTGACCAGTTACAGGTTGGCAAGCAAGCGTTTGTGGAAATGTTGACAAAAACTTTAGAAGAGCCACCAGAGGATATAGCAGCAGAATAATGGAAATGGACGCGCTCATAAACGTGGGGCTGACCGCCGCAATAGGTGGTCTAGGTTGGTGGTTAAAAAGCCAGCATGACGAACTTGGGCGCGTTCAAATTCTTCTTAATAAAACAAGAGAAGAGTTAGCAAAAGAGTATGTTAGTAAAGTAGAAAATAATACGGTCATGGATCGTGTTATGGATAGGTTTGACAGGTTAGAAGAAAAAATAGATCGTTTAATGGAACGCTAGGTTTGGCTCATGGTAGACCCTGCCACCGCACTTGCTCTCGCTAGTAGCGCATTTCAAGCTATCCGAAAAGGTTGTCAGATCGGGCGTGATTTAGAAGGCATGGGTAAAGACTTGTCCAGATGGGGCAAGGCGATGGCTGACTTTGATTTTGCCGCAAAACAAATAGAAAAACCTCCTTGGTATAAAGCAATGGGTGGCGGGATCGAAGCTCAAGCTATGGAATTGTTTGTGCAGAGGCGTCAAATACAGGCCCAACGTGATGAGTTAAGAACATGGATCAGTGGTACATTGGGGCCGTCTGCTTGGAATGAGTTGCTTAAAATAGAGGCTGAAGTACGTCAGGCTCAAAAAGAACACGAATATCGCCGCATTGAATTAAAACAAAAAATAATAGAATGGACGCTTGGCATTTTTCTTTTTGTCATTTCTGTTAGTGGGTTGTTTGTTTTAGTTTGGTTGTTGAGGAGCGCAAGCCAATGATTGATCCTGTAGGGGGTATGCCATTTGCTATTGATGCAAATGTAAAAGCTGCACGTCAAAGCATCGAAAACCATCAAGAACAACAAAATATAGAACGTGAGCATCAACGTGTCTACAGGCAACAAAAAGTCGTAGAACAGCAACAAGTTGCTTTACAGTACAGTTATGATAGATTGGGCGATAAGAAAGCTGTGGAACAGCCACAGGGTTCACAAGTTGATATAGAGGTGTAAAGTGACAAACACTTTTGAAAAAATACTTGAATATAAAATATTACCGCGCATTATGATGCTGGTCATGACTCTAATGTACATTCGCTGTATCGAATGGGCGTTAAATCAACCAGATTTATCAACACAGCAAAGCGCCTTAATATCAGTTGTCACCGGGGCAATGACTGGCGCGTTTGCCGTATGGTTAGGTTCAGAAAAATGAAATGGTTTTCGCTTTCCTTTTGGTCGTCTTTATTGACGGGCAACAAGTCCAAATCGGAGGAGTTGCCGCCTTCAGAGACATCCATAGATGCAGTTTCTTTGCAAAAGAAATCGAGCGAACAGGAAACGAAACGTGGACGACCAAAAGGGTCTACGTCCAAAACAAAATCCAAGCCTACTGTCAGCCAAAGTTCTTCCCAAAAGAAACAAAATTCTGGGACTAAAAATGTCAAAAGAAGAAGAGGCAGACCGCCTAAGAAAAGCACTGGATGAAACTAAAGAACAGGTACGCATCATGGGATTACAACTTGATGACTACGAACATGCTCTTCGGGATGTAGAGTCTGGTAAAGATGGCTCAATGACTT